GTAGAAATCTCTATTACTTAGAGGCTGATCGTCCATTTAGGATGAACCCTCTCTATGATTGTGCTGTTATCGACTACAGAACTCGCTAGCATCAAATCACACTCTCCATCCACAACGATTATCACGGCTGTTTCATTGTGCATATCAGCCCATTGCTGGGCCTCTTCTAGCAGGTGTGAAAATTCCTCGATGTCATCAAACATATCAATTCCAACTCTCAATAACGTGTTTAGGATCGGCGTAAAAAAGCTTTAGCTGCTCACGATAGTGTTTGCTTATTTCCAATCTGAGCGCCTTATTGGTTTTCATAATTTCTTGGCTATCAGCCCGAAGCTGATCCATATGATCCTGCCCGAAATGCCCCGTTAGAAAATCGTGGAAGGCTATTGGGTTTTCACCGAAGAATTGATGGTGCCAACGGCAGAGGCACAAGGCGTTGCTCATAGCCCACCTAAGCCGCTTGTTTTTCCGTGTATAGATATGGGCACAATCAGTGCCTTCGCGCCCGCAAAACTGGCAAAGGTGTTTATCTCTCTCCCTGACAGCCTTGCTGAAATGCCGATCTGCAGCGTCTCTTTTCACGCCCATTAGCTATACTTCCTCATGCTCAATCTCCACAAAAACACGGGATGGTTTCATCTCCAGCCAGATCAAGTTGTCCCTGCTCCCTTGCTATCACCTGCATCTCGCCATAGGTTGGCCTGTCGTTGCGCCATTTGGCCCCTGACTGCCGCGTTGCTGGACACTCCCTCTCCATCCTTGCCCACCAGTTAGCTCGGCTTGGCTTTTCTAGGATTAGCGACTCAATTAGATTCGCGCCCTTCAGATAGCAAAGATCGCAATTTCCATGCGGAGTCACGCCATTGACGTTTGGCAGGGCAAGATCAAATGGTTGCTCTGCCCAGAATCGGCTGACGGTTTCTTTGGTAACGCCTGCCGCCACCAGCGGCCTGCGGTGCGGCTCGATCTTTGCCGCCCTGCGTTGCTCGTCTGCCCTGATCCCCACAATCGACATGGATTCCGCGCCCGCCATGTCATGTGAAGCGCCAACGGACAACAAATACCGAGCGATGGTTTTTATCTTCATCTCAATCGTGCAAAATCGCGCCACGGGGTTAGGTAGATATTTCTTGGCATGGATTAGCGCCTCAAAAGGCTCGCCATTTCTTGCCGCTGTATCGAAATCAACAACCTTAAACCTATCTTTGGTTTTTTCTGCCCACTGGTATTCAAGCCAAACAATAGGGACGTCCCAATACTTACCGCAGTCCCTAACAAATTCCAGCGTCTCCTCCGCCTCCTTGCCCGTGTTGGCAAAGGTAACGATGCAGTCATCGGGCAAGCCGTTATTGGCTTGGATAAAACGCGACAACATATAGGCGCTTGTTCTGCCTCCGCTAAAGCTAATGCAAGAACTCTCTGTCAGTTTAAAGCTCACCGAAAACCCTCCGTTTGCTCAAAGAGCGCCCCGATATTCTTTGCCGTTGTTTCTCTTCGCTGCTAGTTCCACATCTTCCGTAGCATCTTCGTGATAGCCACAACTGGCGCAGTACCAGAAGTAATTGGTGACTTGCTCTTCTGCCCAAATGCAATCAAGAAGCACCATGTAGTGCCCGCGAGGGCACCATTTTTCTAGCTCATCGCGGCCCATTGATTGATTCCACCATTTCTATCCTTTCTCCAATCCACTTAATCACCGGAACTGCCATAGAGTTACCCAAAGCCTTGTACCTGGGGCCATCTGGACAGAGCTCAGCCCCTCTGTTTCGATAAGGTATTTTTGTATACCCGTCAGGAAATCCTTGAAGCCTCTCGCACTCGGTTACTGTCAGGCGTCTGACTGAATTGGCGCTTACTGGAAATTTCTCTGTCTCAAAGTCAAGCCTGTGACCATGTGCTGTTAGGCATTTTGATACCGGCACAATGGCCTCGCACTCTACTCGCTCGTTTCCTGTGCGACTGAACGGAGGGCCTGTAGTAACAGCGGGGGCAACCTCGGCGCACTTAATGGCATAGCCACCGTTCGCTATTGAGTCGGTGCAGACGCCACGCTGACCAAAGCCTTGCGTAAGAGTGGGGGCAACTTTTTCCCCCTCTTCTCTGCTCGGCGCAGGATTCCCTGACAGGCTTTCGCGCTCAAAAAGAACCGCTGCGGCACGTCTCCAGTCTCCAAGGTATCCGACAACGAACACACGGCGGCGTCGCTGGGCCACTCCGAAGTATTGAGCGTCAAGAACTCGGTAGGCGAACCCATACCCGATTTCAGCCAGCGCCCCGAGGAAGGAGCCAAAGTCCCGTCCTCCGTTCGATGACAGGACGCCGGGGACGTTTTCCCAGACCACCCACTGTGGCCGCTTGCGTTGAGCAAGCCTAATGAATTCGAGTGCCAGGTTGCCGCGCTCATCATCCATGCCGCCTCTGAGTCCGGCGACGCTAAATGACTGGCATGGCGTCCCTCCCACGAGAAGGTCGATTGGTCCATATTCATCATCCTTGATGGTTGTGAAGTCTCCGTGGCACGGGACATCGGGGTAGTGGTGCTGCAATACCGCCGTGGGGAAAGCATCAATCTCCGAAAAGAAAGCTGGCTCCCAGCCCATGTGGTGCCACGCCTGAGTTGCGGCCTCAATGCCGCTGCAGACGCTGCCGTACCTCATCAGTGCACCAGCCGAAGGTGTGGCTTGGGGCTGGGGTCCAATGTCACGTCAAAGTCGAGGGTGTGCAGCCAGACGAACCTGGATCCCTCCATCTGCTCGTCCATGTACTCCACGGCCTCGTCCTCGCTGTAGCCCTGCTCCTGTAGGTATTCCACCACCGCGTCGCAGTCGTAGCAGACAACAGGACCACCGTCCGCATACAGGAACTTCTTGGCCGCAAAGGCGAACTCCTCAACCAAGTCCACTTCAAAAATCTCCTTATCGTCCATGACTAGTCCTCTTCAAAGTCCTCTGGGTCGAGCTGGTACGAACCGCCCCGGCTGTACCAGTCCTTACCGCCTATCTCGTCCCACGTTGAATAATCCAGACCCCTCTCCGCCATCCACTTAAGGTGCTTGGGGCATACACGCTTGGCAGGTACGACCTCCACCTGCCCACCCCTGGCTAAGAACTCCTTGGTCTGATTGGCTATCTCCTCCCTGAGTGCCTCCTTGCTCATCTGCTACCTCCTAGAGCAATCGCCGTCCGATAGTGGTCGCGCACCATGTCCCGAAGGTGCTCGGGTACGTGCGTCTCCATGAATCTCTTCTGGCGTTCTGAGTCGCCCTGCATTTCCAGCAGGGCTAGTGCGTAGTCTCGTGGTGGTCTATCGCTATCCCACCAGGCTCTTGTGCTCACAGCTCGCAGGCAGAGCCGGTGCAAGCCAGCGTCTGCGCCCCCACGGTTGTGTCCTCAGCCTCGACCAGCTTTGACCAGTCGATAGGAAGCTCACGGGTGATGTCGGGCAGCTTGATGCTGTGGTCCTCTACCATCTCCTTGATGGCGTTGTTCCAGCGCATCGCCACCTGCGGAACCACTCCGGCCTCGTACTGCTCCTTAGTGATCTGCTGGTAGGGCGCCTGCTGGTACGTGCCGCCGTCGTAGGGCAACAGACTGATCCCGCTAAGAGAGTCGAAGTTGTCCCACATCCAAGCCGCAACGTGCATGAACTCGTCGGGCGTGTAGTAGACGGTGATGCTTGGCTTATGCTCACACCACTCGTCTTGGTAGAGCTTCCACAGCCTTAGCTGCTCCATCGCTCCGACGTCCTCGACGCACACCGCCCCATCGGGCGCCTTCTGGAAGAAGTGAAACACCGTGGTGCTTCCCTCCTTGCCGGTCAGGGGCTCGTTGTACGAGTAGGGCCGCAAGAAGTCCGTGATCGGGTCCTTGTCGTCCTGTCGCACAGTCCGCACGTAGTAGGGCGCGAACCTTGGGTGGATACCCGAGGCCGTGTCACACAACTGGCTGACCGTGCCGCTTGGCTTGACGCATGTGATGGCAGCGGACTGCTCAATGCCCAGTCTCTTTGCCCACACCTTGTTAACCTCGATGGCGTGGTCGCGAAGCTCGTTGAGCCACTTAATTAGCTTCTCGTCGCCCTCAAGGCCCGCCATGACCTTGTGGTCCATGATCCCGGTCAGGCTGACGCCTAATAGCCTCTCCTCGGTGGTCTTCTTCCAGATGCTACGGCCCGACCGGTT